AGTAAGACTTCAAATTTGACATTAGTGGATTGATATCACATAATCTCTTATAGTAATATTCGGTAGCTTCAACAGAATGAATTTCTGTTGAATTACCTTGTCCGAGTAATCTAGCTATAAAAAGACCCAGTGTATAGTTGAACTCATTTCCACTGGTACCAAATACAACCTGATCTAGATCAACTCTTACTTCGCTGTTTTTCAGATTTATTCTAAGATAATTTGATGACAGCTTATCTGAGAGGATGGTGATATCAATCATAGTCTGTATACGACGATTCAATGTTTCATACACATCGATTATAGGACATGAGTGAAACATGATTGGGTATAATATCTCAGGATCTCTTATACCTAATTCTTTATGAAGGAATATTCCTGCAGCTAATGGATGCTGCTGAATATCCGTGTTAAAATAATCTTCGAGACCATATGTCTCTAGTACATCGAGATTCAATCGAATATATCGATTTAAATCCTGAGGGATATCATGATTCTTCCACTGTTTTGTACATGATGGATCTAACCCTCTTTCCTTTAGTAAGTCGTGAGCTAATGCTATGTAAGCAAGCTTATGACTATCAATTCTCAAACCAATACGATTATTAATGATCAATGAGTATTTTTTGACAAGATCAATATGTTTCATATGATATTCAAATTGCTTTGTATCCTGATGGATAAAAGTATTTAAATCCAGTAACATTTTTTCTTCAAGGTCAACTTCTGGTTTTATGAACATTAAATCACATCCTTTATGATTATTTACTGTAAATAGAATATATAAATGAAATGATTATATATTCTTATTTTGTAAGAGACTAAAGGAAATATATTGTCTCGATGTACAAAATTAAGGAGGAACTAAAAATGAAGAACAGAAAAACAAGAACCAAACGCAAGGTAGATCTCATACTATTGATCTGCCAGATAATCCTGATGACCATTGGACTCATATTGGTATTGTCACCTAAGTACGGCAATGTCATAGCCGTAAGCGGTAATAATCCGCAAGACACAGACGTAGTTGAAATGACAGAAATTATTGATCCTATCACCGAAACTGAATCTCCCCAGACTGAAGTTGAAACAGAAACTCAGTATGTGGAATCAGAGATTACTGAGATCACAGAGATTACCGAAGCTGACATTAGTGAAATTGACATTAGTGATGATACTATCAATGAAGCAGAAATTATGCCCCGTATCGTAGAGAGTAATGATGAAGATGATTCCGACAACACTTATGAATTGAAACGTAGGAGTGTAACATTGGAAGACTGTCTAGGTAATGACATAATCAAAATAAACGGAGTAAAATTAAAACGTTACAATCTTCCTGATGCATATTATACAGGAATCGATTTCTCTACGTTCCAGCCGTATATGGATTATCGGTACGTGAGTAATCCCGATTCTGCATCATATTCAGTGGTGTATTCAAGCAAGGCATACATCGATGAATATGGACTTCGTAGGTTAACGACATCAGACAGTCAATTCACAATTAATGGTCAGGATGACTATATGGTTGGACTGGGTACATATTACAAGCCTAAGGGAGTTGCTGGCTTGAGATATCTGATTGTAACTAGCACAGGTATGTATACTTGTGTAACTGGTGATGAAAAAGATGATCGAGATACTGATTCACACAACATGTTCAGTACCCATGGTAATAATAATGAATATGCCGGTATAATTGAATGGATAGTTGATACAAAATCATTGAATCGTAGCATCAAACGAGCTGGTACTGTTACGGCTGGTCCGATAACAGAACTACAAGGTGAAATCAAATATATTTATATGATCGAAGAATAATTTTACATAATATTGGAAGTGGAGACCGTTGGTCTCCATTCCAACTTTTATTTTTTTACATTAATGTAAATTAGATCCTTATATTTATTTTTGCTGAAAGGATGATGTTTATGACATGGGACTATTTCTGGAGTAGTGTATTTGATAACATGGTTGTTCCAATATTGATTCTTTTTGGAGGAGCGATAGTAGCTCTGATTCAAAAGTTTGGAACTAAACTGACTAAGAGTGCTGAAGCAAAGAATGAGATCGCAAATCTTAATAAACAGAGTGCAACCCGAATTCAATTACTGAATGAATTAAAAGTATTCGTAGAGGCAGCAGTTGCATCAAATATGCAAATGGCTGAAAAACTTAAATCTGTATCCGGAGGACAACTTAGTGAAGAGCAAGCAATTGAGCTTAAGCAATCGGCTAAGGATTTAGTGTATAAAGTTCTTCCTCCATCTCTTACAGAGGATAACGGTGTACTTCTTGAAGTAATTGGTGGTAAAGGACGTCTTGATGCAATTATTGAAAACTTAATAGAGCAATATGTATATGAGTATAAAAGTCCGAGTACTAAAGATAATACTAACACTAGTAGTAAGAAACGCAAGTAATAGGCAAGGAGGGACAGTCCCTCCTTGCCTAATTATTTACAGATCAATTCACAGAGCTTATAAAATAAAAACAACATAAAGGAGTTGAATAACATGAAGATTGATCTTCTTGACTCTGAAAAGTTAATAGAAGTTAATAACTTGGAAGAAGTCAAATCGCCAAATCTTTTTTCATCGAAAATGATATTTGATCCAGATGGGCTTTTATCAAATGAAATATTTGGTATTAGTAAAGGTGATAGGCGTACGACATTTGCGTACATTGATTTGAAAATACCATTTATACACCCTCATCTGTATGCAAAGGTAGTTAAGTCTTTATTCAAAAGCATCATATATTTGGTATCAGGTCAAAAACGATATGTTATCAGTAATGGCTGGTTTCAAGAGGATGATGATAATGGATGGACTGGACTTGCTGCTTTGTATGATCATTGGGATGAGATAAATTGGAATAAGAAACAGTCAGCTGATAACGTCAGTAAGTCATTATTGTCGAAATTAAGTCGAGATGATGTTTTTATAACTAAGCTGATTATATGTCCTCCAGCATATCGTGACGTAACACTGGCTGGTACAGTCGATTCTTCTGATTATGTAAATGAATTGAATAAGATGTATTCTAAATTAATTCGTTCTGTATCAACACTTTCAGAAGGCGGTATATTTGCAAGACGTCAATTTGCAACTCAATCGAAAATTCAAGATTCGTTAGTAGAAATATTTAATTATTATAAAAAGCAGATATCAAGAAAGCAAGGTCTCATCAGAAAGAACTTGTTAGGAAAATCTGTTGACTTTGGTACACGTGCAGTTATTAGTGCTCCAAGTTATAACACTGAACGTATTGAAGATAACATGGTAGATGTAGAACATACTGCAGTTCCTATATCAATGTGCTGTTCAACGTTTTATCCATTCATCGAGTCATGGGTAAAGAATTTCTTCACTCGTGAAGTTATTAATGATCCAAATATATGTTCTTTTTATCAATATATTGATAGGCCTAATAATGTAAAAGAAATCAAAGAAGTTACAGGTATAATCAAAGATCCAGATCTTCAATTCTCTGAAAAGAAGATTAAGAAAATGATTAACGATTATTGTCGAAATCCCGATAACAGATTCCAGCCGATTACTCTTAAAGTAGTCAAGCCTAATGAAACCGAGGATGAAGAAATCAATGCCTTTATGGTATTAAAAGGTAAAGTGCTGCTAGAGAATAATATCAGTAAGGTATTAAATAGAGCAATGACACTAACTGACTTGTTATACTTGGCATGTGTTGATGTATGTGAGAAACGTCATGTTATGGTTTCTAGATATCCTGTTGGTACTGATAAAGGAATCTTCTTTAATAAGATCAGAGTACAATCAACTGCGAAACATGTACGTTTAATTTTCAATGGAAAAGAATATCCAAATTATCCGGATATCGATTTAAAAGTTCCTCACGATAAGGTAGGAGTACAGTTTATAGATACACTCGTGTATTCCAACTCTCATCTTGATGGTATGGGTGCGGATTAAAGCTTCAATCTGTTATGGTCCGCTATGATAGTAATATCATACAAGAACAAGCTGGTGAACGCCTAACAAGCGGTGTGATACATAATAGTATTGCTAACGGTAGAAGTTAAATAAGCTGGGATGAACTTAGCCTAATTCATCTATACCAAACAGTCGAATACGCTTCGTAAGAGAGTCTAAGGTCCATCTATTATGATGGATAGCTAATGAGGATACCGTGCTAAATAAACAATGTTATGCAAAAAATAATATTGTGGATAAGTGTAGAGACTATTAGTAGGAATATGGTGGAACGCTATATTTCGAAGTGCCAGCCTCCTAAAAATAAAGCAGATCTCCCTATTAGAATTTTTGACAGAACATTCTGGTGCTGATATCTTCAAAAATGGGGAAATTCGCCATGTCCTATTATATGCAATAACTCGGATGGTGAGAATCCCCCATTTTTAGTATACACAATGTATCAAGAAGACGCGAGCACCAATAATTCTTCTGTCCCGAGTTACAGAAATAGGGAAGCTTACTTTTAGGATGAAGAGATAGTCCCAGTACAGACAACTCATTTATCGTTATATTGCAATGGTGGTAATACTTCGAATCCAGGAAAGTATTCATTATTGGCAAAATCTCGTATATAGAACGAAATAATACCATACAGGTTTTTATAGAAAGCTTTGGATTTCTCTCCATGTCTATCATTGACGGGAAGACCATCACCAAGTACATTATGAGTGAGAACATATGAACGTTTATTTTCATCTATGTAGAATATAAACCATCCCTTGTATGGTCTACCTTTTCTACAGCTGTTCTTAATCATATCCTTAGAGCCATTCATGTAGTCACCAAAGAGTTTCATAGAATCAGAGAATATGATTTTCTTCTGATTCATATTGACACAGACTACACCTTCGGAGCGAAGTAATTTATCTTTAGCCATTAATTTAGCACCAACCATTTTAGGATTTTTGGCAACCAGAACATTGTAGCCATTATTTATGGTATCATATAAATTAATAAAGTAATTCTCTGCTCCGATGTGGTTATTCCTATTTGTCTCAGCTATAGGATACATAATGAAGTTATCAAATCCTTCATCAACCATAGCTTTGATAATGGGTCTAAAACACTTATTTGAATTATTAGGGTTCGCTCTAGCACAGTTGTAATCGTAGATGTAATTTGTCGCACGTTTTCTAAGTTGATTAAGTGAATTAGGATTTTTTACATCTGTCCACGTTGAGTACACTGATCCAATGTACTTCTTGTGATTAGTTTTATTCTCGATGCAATAAATGTATCCAAATGGAACCCCATAAGGATTATCATCCTTATATTCCTTTGGAATTGTTCTCGATACGAGAAATCCCTCCATGAGCTTTTTGTTTTCCTGAATTTTGATATCGTTTGCCATAATAAGCAACTCCTTTCATATTTATACATAATGATAATATATCATTATAGGTTGGGATAACTTTATTATGTATGTACGGGTAAATTGCGGTTTTTATATGATATTGGATGTCTGTTTGGACGATGGAGACCAGGTGTCTATAAGAGGCATATGGTCTGACGAAGCTAATCGAGAATGTGATGAAATCATGAATAGAAAGACATCTGCGTTAAACATAACTGGTACAAACTCAAAGGGAGTTGCAAAGGAAGTATTTAACTCTTATTATGAATTATCAAAGATTGGTGAAGGTGGTAAGCAAGTTAGTAACGTTGATAGAGAGAAATATCTTTCTATGAGTTATTCTGATATTACTCGTACTTTCCTTGCTGACACATTTGCAGATATGGTAGATAACACTAATAAGGTTAATGTAAGCAAACATAAGCCTCGATATAATACGTGGGATCGAATTACAGTTCCTGCTAATTATTTCTATAAAGGACAGAAAGAAGTTAATACCACTATAGGAAGATTCATTATAAATAAATTTGTATTACAAGGATCTGGTATTATTAGCATTACTGGATATATGGATATTGTATTTAAGAAATCCTCTATAGGAGATCTCGATAATGCTGTAGGACAATATTATCTAGAGGATAAGATTGATCGAAATATATTCGATACCTATTTGGATAGGCGAGATACTTTAGGATACTGGACAAATGGTATGTTAGCTCATACAATATCTGAAAGAATGCTCAAGCCTCTTCCTGAAATAGAAAAGAAAAAGGCTGAACTTATTGAGAAATATAAGGATGAACTTGAGGCTGGTAACATTGATGTTATGACTAAGATATCAGATGAACTTATTGCATATGCTAAGGATATTCTTAAGGATGATCCTGGTATGGATCTTTATGATTCTGGAGATCTGGATTTTAGTAATAACTATAAGAACAACAGTATTCTCAAGGGTGCAGTAATGAATAAGCTCACCAATGAATATGACTTCATTGGTAGCTCGTTTATGGATGGAATTGAGGTTAAGGATATTCCTGCACATGCTAATTCAATTCTTGCTTCTCAATATCCTGCATCTATTGCAACAAAGGATGCTGGTTACCTTGGTAAGAAGTTATTGGCATTACTCCAGATGATGGAAATAGATGAACCTGGTAGTGATTGTGGTACTAAGAATCTTATTCCTTTCAAAATTACTAAATCTAATAAGAGCAACATCATATATACATACATTGATGAGAATGGTCAACTTACTATGCTTGATCATGATAACATTGATAAATATGTAGGAAAGACTGTTATGATGAGATCTCCTATGTCATGTATCAATGATAAACTGTGTTCCAAATGTGCAGGTCAGCTCTTTACTTGGAGCCCAGCATGCAGGTTTATTCGGAACTCAGATATCACATGCCGATCTTAACTTAGCTCTCAAAGCTAAACATAACAGCTGTATTGACTTATATACCCTTGATCCAGATTCAATATTAGAAGACATATAATTATTATAATTATATATTCTACTATTGATAAGGTTGAATGATATTAAAAAGTATTAGTCAATCAACTGGATCAATTAACAATTATTATATTTTAGGAGGAACTTAAAATGTCTGAAGTAAGGATTGAAACAATTTGTCCCAGTTGCAAGGAGCATATCTTGGTATCATCAAATATTCCTGATACGCCGACTATCGGTCGTAGGGAAATTCCTGAGCTGAGATCTATGATCAAACCGAAATATGAAATCTTTACGTATGAACTCTCTTCCGAAGCAATCAAGTCATGGATCATTCAGAAGGCAAGAGCATATGTTCCTGATGTGACTGTTGAGGTTGCACCGAGGTACATCGAAAAGAAGCGTAAGAAATATGATCGCCACCGCTCTTATGCATCATTTAGGATCGCATTCAGCGAGCATATTATCGAAAAGAACGACACCAATGGATGGTATGGTAAGATAGGTATAGATAACTCTTCTGTAGTTATTACGAAGAGTATCCTCTGCAATCTCATCAGACAGTACAGCTTTAATATCAAGGATATTGACAACTGGCTTTCTTCATATAAGGCATTGGAGGAAGTAGAGGAGACTTTTGGTATGACAGAAGCATATCTTCGTGACTTAAAGGAGTATGCAATTCCCAGAAGAATCGTTACTAATAATAATGAATCTTGGGTAATATTCTCAGCATCTGCTGAATCTATTATTGCAGATATGATGACTGATATTCATACTAACGAGATCCCTGGAGAAATAAAGATAGATGACGTAATTCCTATATCCAAGGATGTTGTCAACTATATTATTCATCTTCTTCCTAAGAAGATGGATTCTAAGGAAAATCCCGATGTTAGAAAGATTATCATGGGAGAAGAAAAAAAGTAATAACTGTCTCGAACAGTAATATATTGCTAAATTTAAGGAGGGCTATGTAAAATGGCTGATGTAACAAATGTATCAAAAATCAAGGGCAAGGTAAAGTGGTTCAACCTTCAGAAAGGTTATGGATATATAACTGATGATGATGGTAACGACCACTTCGTTCACTTCTCCAACATCGTTAATGGTAAGACCTTTATAGGTCTCGATCCTGAAGACGAAGTCGAGTTCGACATCGGTAATGGAAAGACTGGCGAACAGGCTGTGAATGTGAGTGTAGTTAACTCTGCTAAAAAGCCTAACAAGAAATATTCTAAGAACTGATGTACTTATACCCTCAGATTTCAAAGAATGAGTTAATACAGGAGCCATGATGGCTCCTGTATTAACTTTGTCCGTTTAATGTAATTTAGGAGGTAAATAATATGTATTGTGTTAATGCAAGAAAATTTAAACGCACATCCACTAACTATGATAACGTTATCGTTATAGATGGCACTGTTTGTGGTATCAACATTAAGCCCATGGATACGTTCAATATAGGATTCAACAAGGAGGCGGAATACCGTATAGAGAAAAAGATGGCTATATATCTCCATGTTAGATTATGTATAGGAGATCAATATGACCTGATATTTCCTATGGTACCGAGCAACATTCTAATCCAGGATGGAGTAAACAACGCATTGGTAAAAGTACCCTATCAGAAGAAAAAGAAATATTTTAAGGATGACGATGTTGAAGGATCAGCTAAACGATGGAATTTATCTAGAGGAAGATATGTTAACCCCGTTGATGAAGTACTCTATGCATGTGGTGTCGACGAATGGGTAAATATTATCGGCTCTAACGTTAAGATTGTTGAACAGATGAGATCTCATGGTGAACAGAAAGCAATCTTTATATATGCTGATAATGATGATCTTTATACAGAGCCATATGAATGTATTCCTCTATACCCTGATGAATTTAGCAGAGAAGGAGTATTATCTAGTTATTGTGAACTTCATCATTATGATAATAGCATGCGTGAGATGGAATCATATGATCCAGAGAAACTTCGCCAGGCTATAGTAGATGGTAAGGCTATGTTCATGAGCGATCTTATCTCCAAAGGAAGAGATGAACTCTGTAAGAATAATAAATGTTATAATAACATTCGTAATTCCTGTCCTTGGGATTTATTGTATAATACGAATGATATCCGTGTATAATAACAATTACTAAGCAAAAAAAGGTGGGAATTTATCCCACCTTTCTTTTTTATAATTATTTAATAATCCATGGCTCTATCATCAAATTGACTTTCAATAGGATCGATAAATGGTAAATGCTCTACAAGTGTAGGAACAATATATTTTTTGATGTCTTCCCAAATAGGTTTCTCATTCTTCTCTTTTACAATGTCTTTGAAGCTAAATGTGTATGAGTCATCATCTTTAAACTTCATACGGTTCTTATTACCTTCGATAAGTCCATGATCTCTACCATACATAATCATAGTTCTTAATGGATCAAATCCATTCTTAAACACTAATACCATTTCAAATGATACACCTTTACGATTATTACCAGACTGATTAGAAGAACTCTTGATAGGTTCTATCATTACCATATGACCTGCAAATCCATCTGCTTCTTCAGTAAAGTCATCATTGGGCTTAGATGTCAATTTGATAATATTGAATGGGTAATAGAGCATAGTCTTTCCTCCAGGAATTGACTCATCCTGGTTAAGAAAGTTCTGCTGTTTTGCGACGGGTACAAATGCATTTGCACTCATATTTGAGTTAATATGATTAATACCATAAATAACGATATTAGCTTCTCTACACAATGGAATGATATCTTTGAAAAATCCCTTCAATGTTTTGGCATCCCTTGCACCCTCGATATTACCTCTCATCTTCTCAGCATCATTTACTTCCTTTGCAGAATTAGGATTGAATGTTTCATTAATTACTGAGGTGATAGAGTCTATGATAATGACAGTTGGTTCATATATGTATACGTCCTGACCAAATTCATCCTTAAATCCACTTGGAACATATAACTGATCCTTTAGACTAAGCTTATTGACATATGTCTTTACGATCATCTCTTGAATAATATCAAGACCAACCATACCGCATTTAACCATATAGCGCTCTCCGCCCTTTTCGGAAGATTGAAAATAATGAGAAGGGAGTTTACTTATACTTTCGCATCTAGAAATATCAAGTCTGTTCTCACAGTCATAGTGAATGATGTTAGCATACTTATACTGTCTAATTATATTGGCTGCTATCTGTATTGCCAATGTCGTTTTACCTGTGCCAGTATTTCCTATGATAAGGTTAAATGTACCTGCAGCTTGACCTATTCTAGGTTCCTGTCTTACTATTCGTCCAAATTCATCATGCACATTAATTACTGATCCAAAGTAGTAATCAAACAGATGGAAACCTGTCTTCATAAACGCTGATCTTACATTAGTAGAAAAGAGATTCTTCTTATCATTCTCAGCAAGTGCAGCCAGCAATGGATTATAAGTCTGACTATAATCGTGCTCCAATGATTCGATACCATTATTTTCTTTCTTTGCCATTTTAAAATTCCTCCTAATATATAATATCTTATACTTAAAATATCGAGTTCATAATATATAATTTAATAAAGAATATAAAAATCACTAGGGATAATCCCTAGTGATTTTATTGCATTATATACTTACTCTTGGTAGAAAATTAGAATCAATGTATACTAAATTAGGTT